TATTATAACCAATCCAAATGCTTACTTTATATTTCCTACTTTGAATCAGATAATGCACATACCTGCTGATGGTTGTCTCTATGAAGTTAATACTACAATTCTACACAGTTTTGTCAACTGTGGACCTGACAGAACGCATTTGGTGATCTCAAAAAGGAGTTCATCATGATTAAGTATAGAATCTTTTCAAAAGAAACAATAGTGAATAACTTGGATGAAGATCAAGTCTCATCTTGCCTTGATATACTGCGGATTAACAATCCAGATATAATTTATGATGTTGAGGAATATAACTGGTCACACGTTGAAAAACGCATGGGGCGTGATCCAGACTTACATTAACCTTTATAAATAGTTCCATGCAGAATTCTTATTTCATGGGACGCGACGGATTTAACTGGTTTGTTGGCGTTGTCGAAGACAGAAATGATCCAGAACAAGTTGGTCGTGTGAGAGTGCGATGCCTTGGTTATCATACTGAGGATGTTGTTGCACTCCCCACGGATGATTTGCCTTGGTCACATGTTATGCACCCCGCTACAGACCCATCCATGCAAGGATTGGGTTCTACACCTTCATGGTTAGTTGAAGGTGCATGGGTTGTAGGGTTCTTTCGTGACAATGAGTTTCAACAACCACTGATTATTGGTTCTCTTCCCGGCACACCACAAGAAGAAGCAAATCCAGTAGAAGGGTTTAGTGATCCAAGGTCACCATCATCACCACAAACTCCCTATAAGTTTCAACCAAAACTTGGTCCATATCCAGGCAATATAGGACACTCTGGACATGATGTGGGAGAACCAGATACGAGTCGTCTTGCTAGAGGTGCTGCCTCTGAAGAACATCTATCTCTTTCCACTCGTAGATTAAGTAGATTGCGTGGCGATCCTGATTTTGAAAAAATAGTCAAAGACAAAGCAGATGCTACAGGTATCCCTACTGCAACCAAACCTAATCTTGTAAGTGTATCTGACGCCGCAGAAGCAGAGACAAGAGGATTTTGGGAAGAACCACACCCAAAGGGTATTGTTGAAGATGCAAATCCATATATCTCTGGTGTGTATCCATACAACCATGTATTTGAATCTGAGTCTGGACACATTACAGAGATTGATGACAGTCCCGGCGCAGAACGTCTGTTTCGTCAGCATATGTCAGGAACATTTGAAGAGATTCATCCAAATGGTGATATGGTCACCAAGATTATCGGTGACAACTATGAGATTGTTATCGGTAGTGAGAACATTGTCATCAAGGGTTCACAGAATATCACGGTAGAGGGTTCTGTTCGTCAACTCATCAAGGGTGATTACATATTGGAAGTCGAAGGTGACTTCTTTAGAAAGATACACGGCAACGAAAGAACTAAGGTTGGTGCAAAGTCTGATCCAAACACTGGTGAAGCCATTGGTGGTAACCGTGAAGAAGAGATTGTTGGTAATCACGCATACAACATCAAGGACGATGTAAAGGGACGTATCGGTGGCGACACGATTATTTCCAAAGAGAAGTCCAGTGTTGAGGTTGTTGGTGGTCAATACAAACTATCTGTTGATGGTAAGAAGATGGACTCCAATGAAAGTGAGCGTGGTGTTCACATCAAAACATCGAAAGACTATCTGCTTGACGTAAGTGGTAACCTTTCACAATCAACCATCTCTGGTATTGTGTCAATCAAGTCTGGTTCGACACTAAACATGAAGTCTGCAACCGCGATGACTATCAATCCAGAGACAACACTGACGCAAACCATTGGTACTGCATGGACTTCAACTACAGGAACAACATGGTCGCATACATCTACAGGTATTGCAACAATTGTTGGTTCTGAAATTCAGATGAACCCATAGGAGACAACGATGCCGGGTATATGTAGAGATGCAGACGATGCCGCTGGAGGAGCATTGATTAAATCTCAATCAACCGTGTTTGCAAATGGTAAAAATGTAATTGTGCATGGTGATTCTGTCACAGCACATGGCGACTCGCCCCATGATGCACCAACTATGATTGCTGGTTCTGATAGTGTTTTTATTGGTGGTATTGCGGTATGTAATGCTGGTGACCTTGCAACGTGTGGTCATGCTGCAAGTGGTTCCAGCACAGTTTCGGTAGGAGATTAGAATGGTAGATTTTGCAAACTCAAACCTGTGTGGTGCAAGTCCATCAATGAACGATGTGTTCAAGAAGTTGGACGAGGCTGCAGCAGACATTGAATCTAACATTGACGCTGCAGCATCTGAAGCAACCGCTGCATTTGCATCTGCACAGAATGAACTCAATTCTTTGACTGCAAAATTGCAGTCTATTGAGATTCCACAACTACCAAAACTAAATCTACAGGCAGAAATCAAATCATTGTCTGAACTTATACCAGGCACACCAGCATATATATCTTCTCTTGCAACAATTACAAAAGAGTTTGGTGCAGACCTTGAGGCTGCTGGTAAGGATTTGGGTACACTAATCAGTGACGGTCTATCTGCAATTACCTCTGGTGGTAATATCTGTAATGTGGTTCCTAACATAGAGAAGGAAGCTGGTAGTACAAATCCAGCAACGGAGAAAGCAACAAACGTTTTACAGGCGGCAACTCCACCCACAACTGAAACTGTATCTAAGGTAACACAGAATGCAACCGTTAGTGAGACAGTTACCGAAAATAAAGCAAAGGTAGAATCTTATGCGGTTACTAATGCACCGCCAACTGAAGATAGTGGTGCGATAAAAGTTGTAAAGGCAGAAAAAACAATTAAGACTCCAACAGGAGGAGAGGCAAAAGTTGTTCAGCCTGGATCAGGAAAAAACTTTACTCCAGATGGGGGTATGACCAATAGAAAATCAAAAATAAGAGAAAAATTTAGTTTGTCTCAAATAACAAAACTTGGTAAAGATGGAAACTTTGGTGAACTATTCTCATTGAAAGTTACATTAAAGAATCAACCATCAGGCATGATTCTCATTTCTTTATACCTTGGAGATAATATGAAAAAACTTCTCGTAGTACCAGAGGAAGGTTCGACTAATCAAAAAACTATCGGTACACATTATCGTAGTTATTATGGTCCACATATGTATGCGTGGATAAACACCGCCGGTAATGGTACAGGTTCTCAAAACGTAAAAGTTAATGGGAAAGAATTGATATTTTCTATGCCGGGATCATTATTGGAAGATCACCCCGGCAATATTGTTGCTGTTGATAATGAAATTCTCAATGTAAAAGGCGCGTTTCGATGTTTTGGACGATTTCCCGAATCTGTAAGAAAAGATAGCGTATTTGGGCCCGGAAGATTTATCGATTATGGCGATAAACTCAACAAAGTATTTGGTGGTTATGCTGCAATCATAACGTATGAGTATAATGAGAATTACGACCCAGGCCCATCAACATGATACTAAAAAGAAAATCTATAGTCACACTAAATATAATTTATTGGATGCCTGATTATCATAACATTCTGCAAGAGTTCATATGGCAGACGCAGGATGTTAAACCAGACTATCCAAGAGTACATAAGTTTTTAAATTTTTGGCATGAGAATATTGATGCGGTTATATCAGAAGTTTTTTTATGCAATGAGTATGATACATCATACCGGCCAGTGAAGGAGATTATTAATGGCTAAGAGAAAGAAACAAAGAACCCAACAAGTGTCTAAGGGAGAGGGTTCAAATGTGAATAAAAAACTACTTAATGCACTTCGTAATGATACGACTCTATTGCAGGCGGCAGCTAACAAAAGAGATGCTTGGTTGAGGGGTAAGAATGTCATGTTGACTATTCCCAACCCAAATGACAAAGAAACAAACAAAAGATTCATTCGAGTTAATGCGAAAGACGTATGGGGTTCACCTAAAAAGTATATTATGAAACAAACTGCGAGTGTGTAAGTATAAATAGAATAAAAAGGATTACTCATGGCTCACGGAGCATCTCTAAATACCGCTTTTCCTGATGCACAGTCCAAAAATATCAACCTTGATAGGGATGCACAGGTATACAAAGACCTAGACTTATTCTTTGGTAAAAAAAATACTTCAAAAGATATCTCAAAGGTAAATGGTATTCAGGCAATCAAGAGGTCTGTGAGAAATCTTATTCTTACGAACATCTACGAGAAACCTTTTCATCCAGAGATAGGTTCTGGTATTCGTGGACTTCTATTCGAACCATTGAGTCCTATCACTGCATTTGTATTATCACAGAAAGTTGAAGACGTAATTGAGAACTTTGAACCAAGAGCAAGATTGGTGGGTGTCAGGGCAAATCCTGACTTGGACCGAAATGCATATGAAATCAGTGTTGAGTTCTATGTACAGAATGCTCCTACAGAATTAGTTGATACCACAGTTCTATTAGAGAGACTACGATAATGGCGGTAAATCCAAGACGACTTAATGTAACAGAGTTAGACTTTGATGATATCAAAGACAATCTAAAAGTATTCCTTAAAGGACAGACAGAGTTTACTGATTACGACTTTGAAGGTTCTGGTATGAATATTCTTCTTGACACTCTAGCATACAATACTCACTATCTTGCGTTCAATGCGAATATGCTTGCAAACGAAATGTTCCTTGACAGTTCTTCTCTGCGTTCATCTGTTGTATCACATGCAAAGACACTTGGATATGTTCCACAGTCTGCAAGAGCCGCAACTGCAACTGTAGAGGTTGCATTGAACACCACAAACGCAACTGCAACGATGGATGCTGGAACTGTGTTTAATACAACGATTGAAGGTGATGCATAT